GTTATTCGCTCTCGGTGTCTCATTAGACACCCTTTTTATATATTGAGTTTAATTTTAAATTATGGCAAGTAGAAAAGAAGTAGCTGAGCATTTGTTTATGTCAGTACAAAATGTGGGCAAATTAATTGAAAAAGGTGTTTTTAAACCTAAACCTGGGCCTAGTCCTCTTGATTTAGACCATTGTAGGCAATCTTACATAGAAGAACTACAGCAAAAAGCTAGATATACACTTAAGGATGGAACAGGAGATATAACTGAAGAAAAAACTAAGTTGACAGCGGCACAAGCTAGGAAAGCTCAGCTTGACGTTGCTGTTATTGAGGGGAAGTTAATACCTACAGACCAGGTAGAATCTACCTGGATTAATTATGCAGGCAATTGCAGAGGCAAGCTATTAACAATACCAAATAAAGTTAGCCATTTAGTATTAGCAAGCGAAGATTTTAACGAAGTAGAAAAAATAATAAAAGATTCAATATATGAAGCATTAGAGGAATTAGCGAATGACCCAATACCAAGAGAATATAGAGAAAATACTCTTATCAACAAAAAAAGCCTGGACACCACCTCCTAATTTAACTGTTTCAGAATGGGCTGACGAATACAGAACGTTATCCCCGGAATCTTCAGCAGAAGCGGGCATGTGGAAAACATCAAGAGCTCCCTACCAGAAAGGTATTATGGATGCTACTAATAATCCTAAAATTAATACTATTGTTTTTATGAAAAGCGCGCAAGTAGGAGCCACAGAAATATTAAACAATATCGTTGGCTACTATATTGATCAAGACCCAAGCCCTTGCTTAGTTTTGCAGCCCACCCTGCAAATGGCCCAAGCATGGAGCAAAGATAGACTTGCTAATATGATTCGTGACTGTGATCAATTAAGAGCTAAAGTAAAAGACCCAAGAAGCAAAGATAGCTCTAACACTGTATTATCAAAACAATTCCCAGGCGGAAATATTAATATAGTGGGTTCTAATTCAGCAGCGGGACTCGCTTCTCGCCCAATTAGAATATTGCTTTGCGATGAAATTGATCGGTACGAAGCGAGCGCCGGGGCGGAAGGGGACCCTATTAATTTAGCTATTAAACGTACCACAACATTTTGGAATAGAAAGGTTTTTATCACATCAACCCCTACTATAAAAGGTTTGTCAAGGATTGAAATTGCATTTGAACAATCCGATCAACGTTATTATCATGTTCCGTGCCCTGAGTGTAATAAATATCAAACGCTTGAATGGGAACAAATACACTGGGAATCAAAAAAACCTGAAACAGCTGAATATGCTTGTAAGCATTGCGAGTTTGTAATACCTGAAACTAAAAAGATGTGGATGCTATCTAAAGGTAAATGGGTAGCCACCCAGGAAACAAAAAAAACTGCAGGTTTTCATATATCCGAACTATATTCTCCCTGGAGGACATGGAAAGATATGGCTGTTGATTTTTATGCTGTTAAAAGTCAGCCTGAAATGTTAAAGACCTGGGTAAATACTTCATTGGGTAAAACATTCGATGATCCGGGTGAAAGTATTGAGCATAGCTCATTAATGAATCAAAGAGAGGAATATGATTATACAAATATTCCGAATAATATTTTATTAGTTACAGCGGGTGTGGATGTCCAGGGGGACAGGCTCGAAGCACAAGTAATTGGATGGGGGCAAAACAATGAAGCCTGGGTTTTAGATTACCGTGTATTCTTTGGCGACCCTTCAAGTAATATTGTTTGGAAAGATTTAGATACTTACTTGGGTACAACATTTAAAAGAGAAGATGAAAAGGCTTTAAGAATTGCGTGTGCTTGCGTTGACTCTGGCGGTCATCATACTCAACAAGTATATGCTTTTACTTCGAAACGTGTACACAGAAAAGTGTTTGCTATTAAAGGGCAATCACAAAGCAACAAGCCCGTTGCTGGGAGACCTTCATTTATTGGTCGCTCCAGGCATATACTTTATCCTGTTGGATCAGATACCGCAAAAGAAGCAATTTATACAAGATTAAAATCTGAAACTAAAACAATACACTTTCCAGCTACAGTTGATGAAGAATACTTTAGGCAGCTTACATCTGAAAAAAGAGTTATTAAATACTTTAAAGGGGCTAAAAAGTTTGAATGGGTTAAAAAAACAACACGTAATGAAGCTCTTGATACTTTTGTTTACGGATTAGCGGCTTTGTATATACTACAGCCAAATTATGATCGCTTACAGCAACTGATTAACAAGAATCAATCTACACAAGCAGAACATAGTAAAAATATTAAACAAAACTCTTTTAAGACTAACCATAGACCTAATTGGGTTAATGATTGGAAATAAACATATAAAAAGGTATACATTTATATATTTACTTTGTATAATATACTTATGTTAAATAAAATTAAGGAGTTAAATAACATGACAAACGAACTAAGAGAAAGAAAAAGATACTTAAAACTAATTGCAATATTATTTGCTAATAGACAAGAACTAACTAAAACAGGCGAAGCCTATGCGTTTAAATCTTTAGAGGAACACACACCTTTAGAAGCAGCATTAGACATTAACCTTACTCAAAACAACATGAAATCTCGTCCAGCCTTATTATTCGTAGAGCTTTAATATAAGCATGCTAATTAATTTATGATTGGGGATATTAAAAAATTAAACCGGTATTACAAGATATATCGGTTTATTAATAAAGCATCAGATAATGAAAAATTGCATTATCTTGAATTTCGTGCTAAGTTTATTCAAGAAGAACTTGACGAGCTTATAGCAGCTATTAATAACGAGGAGCCCGACGAGATAGTTGATGCTTTTATCGATATTATAGTAATTGCATTAGGTTCATTAGATGCATTTAATGTAGACATTAAGCAGGCCTGGAAAAGAGTACACCATGCTAATATGCAAAAAGAAACAGGCATTAAAGATACCAGGCCTAATCCATTAGGATTGCCTGATCTTGTAAAACCTAAAGGCTGGCAAGCCCCTCAACATTTTGATAATGTTGGTAAATTAGATTTTTTAAATAAAGAGTAAATTATGTTATTCGAAAAATGGTTTCATAAAAATATATTTATAATTATATTGATTATTATCTTGCCTTTACTATTAGCATTAATTTTTCAATAAGGAGCAGATTATGCATTCAGTATTAAGCGAAGCAGCGGCTTTACAAAAACAAAAAGAAGAAGACTACAACTCTGTCGATTCAGAAGCTAAACAAGAATACTTTCCCTACGGTCATTATTCATATTTGCAGATGATTCAAACAAAAGTAAAGCGTTTAGAATCAATTGCATTTGATGACAAAAAGCCTAACTTCGAATCAAGTTATGATTCAGTATTAGATTTAATTAACTATGCAAGTTTTTATGGAGCTTACTTAAAGAAAAAAAATGGAAAATGAAAAAAATTATTTTGCATTAGTTAATAAAATATTAGCAGAGGGTATTAAAAGGAATAAAGAGCGCACCGGAATTGGCACACTTGGAGTTTTTGGAGTTAATCTTGAATTAAATTTAAAGGCGGGCTTTCCATTATTTACGCATAGAAAAATATTTTATAAAGGCGTAATAGGAGAGCTTATTGCATTTTTACGAGGCCATACTAATGTAAATGATTTTAAAACATTAGGTTGCAACTATTGGGACAGCTGGGCGGAACCTAGCGGCAATCTTGGCCCAATATATGGCTATCAATGGAGAAATTATTCAGGTCTTAAAATAGATCAACTAAAAAATGTAATTGAAGAAGCAAAAGTTAACCCAGAGTCTCGCAGGTTGTATATAACAGCCTGGAATCCGGTTGATGCAAATAAAATGGCATTATTGCCTTGCTTTCACGGCTTTCAATTGTTTATTCATAATAATCATTTAAGTTTATTAGTCAATATGCGCTCGTCTGATGTAATGGTGGGATTACCCTCAGATATATTATTTCACTCATTATTAATGTTAGTTTTATCTAATGAATTAGGTATAACTCCTTATAAACTAATGTTTAATTTAGGCGATGCGCATATCTATAATAATCATTTGCAATTTGCAAAAAGTGCTCACGAGCTTGAAATATTTAATCCGCCTAAAGTTAAATTACATTACAAAGCCGGTATTGATAGCATATACGCAAATGATTTTATTGTTTCAAGTTACAAGCATAATGCAGCAAAGCAATTATTAGTCAATGTCTAATTATTCAAAAGAATGGAATGCAAAATATTTAGCTCTTGCAAAAACATTTGCAAATTGGTCTAAAGACCCGTCAACGCAGGTAGGAGCAGTAGCTATTGGCAGTTGTGGGCAGGTGTTATCTCAAGGATATAATGGCTTTCCTAAGGGATTTGATGATTCAAAAAGTATATATAATAACCCTGAATTAAAAAATAAATATATTATTCATGCTGAAATGAATTGCATATATCATGCTACTTTAAATGGAATATCTTTGCAGGGCGCAACGCTCTTTGTATATGGATTAGATATATGTCATGAGTGCGCTAAAGGTGTTATCCAGGTGGGTATTGAAGAAGTTATAACGTACTCGACAAAAGCTCTAAAAGACAAATGGGTTAGTAGCTTTAAAACATCGAAAGAATTATTACAAAAAAGCAACATAAATCATATAAATATACATAAAAATAAATTTTAAATATATATAACAATTCATTATAAATATCTGGTATAATCAATTATAGATATATTTTAAATTTATGGCAAATAAATTCGACAGTGCAAACTACCCAACAAAAGAACCTACTGAGCTGCAGCTTGGAGATTTTTGGGCATGGAAAAGAACCGACCTCTCGGTCGATTACTCTACAACAGCATATAGCTTATCTTATGAATTTAATTTAGTTGATGGTTCAACTGCATCTAATTTTACATTAACAGCTACAGAAGCTAATAATGAATATATTATTGAAACAAGTAGCACAACATCTTTTACAAAAGGCGAATATAACTGGATAGCATATATTACCAGGTCAAGCGATTTGGTAAGGGTAAAAATTGGTGAAGGCTATACCGAAATACAAGATAATTACGCTACTACCGCAGCATCAGTAAGAAGCCATTCAAAAAAAGTTTTAGATGCAATAGAAGCCGTAATCGAAAATCGGGCAACAATGGATCAGTCCTCTATGAGTATTGCTGGCAGGTCACTGTCAAGATTAACTGTAGATGAACTAATGACATTTAGAGATAGATATAAAGTTGAATATTTAAAAGAAATTAAGAAAGCAAGAATTCAAAATAATAAAGATTCAGGCAACAATATCAAAGTGAGGTTTTAAACATGGCTTGGTATGATAGGTTTATGAATAATAATAAGAAAAAAGTAAAAAAAACATCATCTGCTCGTAGGTATGCAGGTGCCAATACAGGCAGATTATTTGCAGATTTTCAAGCATCTAACACCTCTGCTGATGCAGAAATAAAAGATCAGTTAAGAATTTTAAGAGATAGAAGCAGAGATTTAGCCCGGAATGACTCATATGTTGCTAGATATTTAAATTTAATGGTTAGCAATATTATAGGTGCTAATGGGATCAGATTAAGTGTTAAAGCAAGAAATCCAAAAGGTGATTTAGATATTTTAGGCAATCAAACTATTGAGCGAGAATTTAAAAATTGGTCAAAAATGGGCAATTGTACGCTGAATGGGCGTCAATCTTTTTTAGATTGTCAAAAATTATTTGTTGAGGCCTTAATGAGGGATGGCGAGGTTTTAGTAAGGCACGCGACGCCAACAGACTCAATATATAAATATAAAATTCAGTTTTTAGAAGCTGATCATCTAGATGAACAAAAAAACGGTGTAAATTCTAAAACAAAAAATAAAATTAAAATGGGCGTAGAGGTAGATAAGTTTGATAAACCTGTTGCTTATTATTTATTTAAAAATCACCCTTATGATAATACATACCAATCGCCGAAAGAGCACATAAGAGTCCCTGCCGAAGAAATTATACATGCATATATGCCAACAAGAGCAGAGCAAACTAGAGGGGTCCCTATGACCGCTCCAGCTATGCCACAAATAAAAATGCTTAATGGATATATGGAGGCTGAAATTACAGCGGCTCGTGTATCAGCTGCTAAAATGGGCTTCTTTACAAGCCCTGATGGCGACGGCTATGTTGGGGACGATTATGAAGATAACTTTACTCCAATTATGGAAGCATCAGCGGGCAGCTTTGAGCAGTTGCCGGCAGGTATGGATTTTAAAGCGTTTGATCCAGACCATCCATCTACAGCTTTTGGCCCATTCACAACACAAGTTTTGAGAGGTGTTGCTTCTGGTTTAAATATTTCATATCATGCTTTAACAAATGATTTAAGCTCAGTTAACTACAGTTCATTGAGAGCTGGAGCCCTTGAAGATAGAGAAATGTATAGACTATATCAACGCTTTGTTGTAGATCATTTTATGAGGCCGGTATTTGAGAAATGGTTAGAAATGTCTATATCAAGTGGAGCTATTGTCATGGGAGGAGAGGCAAATACTCCTTTACCAATGGGTAAGTATGACAAATTTGCTAATAATGCAGTATTTATTGGTCGTTCTTTCCAGTGGGTTGATCCCCAAAAAGAAATGAATGCATCAATAAGTGGTATGCAAGCTGGACTTGTTACGTATCAAGATGTGCAATCAAATTATGGTCGTGATGTTGAAGAATTATATGAGCAGCACGAAAGAGAGCAAAAACTTGCTGAACAATATGGAATTAAAACAGCATTCCAGCCATTTGGGCTTAAAATGCCTATAGAGCCTGATATTAAAGGAGGCGAAGAGCGTGGCGATACCGAATAAACAAATGAAAAATGAAAAAAGTTTTGATTCGCAAGAATCGGAAAAACATCCTTTACTAAAAGGTAAAGAGGAGAAAACTATGAATAAAGAAAATAGACATATCCTTAATGTAACAGAAACAGATGACACGGTTGTCGTTGAGTTTGTGAAGCATGAGGATGTAGAACATGAAGGTGAAGAAGCAGAAATAGCTGATGAAGTCTCTATGACTGATGAAAAAGATAAAGAAAGAAATGTAATTGATATGCCTATGAAGTATAGAACTATTGATTTATCTAAACACTCTTATCTTGATGAAGAAAGTCGTACAGTAAGAATTGGTGTTTCTTCTGAAGAACCAGTTGAAAGAAGTTTTGGTATGGAAGTGCTAGGACATTCTGAAGGTGATATAAACATGGAGTTTATAGCATCAGGGCGCGCCCCCTTACTCTTAGATCACGATATGACTAAGCAAATAGGCGTAATTGAAGAATTTAAGCTTGACGAAACTGCGAAAAGAACAATCGCAGTAGTTCGCTTTGGGAAAAGTGAATTAGCTCGTGAAGTATTTGATGATGTAAAAGACGGAATTAGAATGAACATATCCGTTGGCTACAGAATCGACAAACTAAACAGAATGAATGATAACGACGAGACTTATTACAAGGCTCAGTGGACACCGATGGAAGTTTCTTCTGTAAGTGTTCCGGCTGACCAGTCTAGGCTTGTTGGAGTTGGACGTTCTAAAGATAAACAAACATTAAACACAAAGGTGAAAATAATGGAAAATGAAAAACAAGATATTAATCTTGAAAATGTCAGAAGCAAAACTCTTGAAGAGGCAAAAGCTGAATTCAAAAGAAATTCAAAAGAAATCATTGATTTAGCTGTTAAGCATAACAAAAGAGATTTAGCTAATGACGCTATTAAAAATGGAATATCAGTAGAAGAATTTAGAGGTGAATTACTTAATAAAATATGTAATGACAAGCCTTTAGATACTGCTGAAATTGGAATGAACAAGAAAGAAGTAAGAGAATTTAGCTTAGTAAGAGCAATCAGAGCTATGGCTAACCCATCTGACAGAAGGGCTCAAGAAGCTGCTGCATTTGAATTTGAATGTTCTGCTGAAGCCGCTAAACAATATGGCAAAGCTGCTCAAGGGATTATGTTACCTGCTGAAGTTCTAAGAAATTGGAAACAAAGAGATATTAACTCATCTAATGACGCAACATTAATTGCCGAAGATTACAGAGGCGGAGATTTTATCGACGTGTTACGTAACTCTTCTTCAGTAATGCAAGCTGGCGCAACCTTATTGCGAGGTCTTCAAGGCTCAGTAGTTATTCCGAAAAAAACCGCTGCCTCAAGTGGTGCTTGGATAGCAACTGAAGGAGCTGCTTCTACCGAGAGTGAATTTACTTCAGGTTCCGTAACAATGTCTCCTAAAGTGGTTGGGGCTTTTACTGACGCTACCAGACTGTTATTACAACAATCTAGCTTAGACGTTGAGAGCTTAATAAGAAATGACTTAACACAATCTATTGCTACTGCAATTGATTTAGGGGCTTTAGCTGGTTCTGGTTCAAGCGGTCAACCAACAGGTATTGCTAATACTTCAGGTATTAACACTACAACTTTTGCTGCTGCTAACCCAACATGGGCTGAGATTGTAGCTATGGAAAGTGCTGTTGCTAATGACAATGCTCTGAATGGCTCTTTAGGTTATATCTGTAGACCTGCAGACTTTGGTACTTTGAAAACAACTGAAAAAGCAACTAATACTGCTCAATTTGTTGTTAATCCTGATAACACTATGAATGGTTATAATGTTATTAGAAGTAATCAAGTAACAAGTGGTGATTTCTACTTTGGTAACTTTGCAGACTTATTAATTGGTATGTATGGCGGGCTGGATATTACTGTTGACCCTTACGCATTATCAACATCAGGTGGAGTACGAATTGTTGCTCTACAAACTGTTGACGTGGCTGTAAGACATGCGGTTTCCTTCTGTAAATCAAGCGACTAATTAGCTGATGCTTAAATGGAATAGGGGCGGCAACGCCCCTAGCTTAAATATGAAAAAATATACAATATTACAAGATACAGTGGCTAGTGGTTCTAAAGTTTATGCTGGAGATATAGTAGAACTTAATGATCCAGAAGGTCATTCATTATGTGCTTATAACAAAGCAGAAATTCACGTTGAAAAACCTGAAGCTAAAAAAACTGAAAGAAGTGTAGGTTTAGAAACTTCAGAGGTTAAAGCTCCTAAGAAAAGAGCTAAAAAATAAATCATGCCTATTGAAAGTGCTGCTGATTTTTCTTCTTACCTAGATACAACTACAGGTCATGGAGTTACAGCCACTTTTTTCGAAGTTCAATCGGTATTATGGGATCAAAGAACAGGATTAATTGATACTTGGTTTGATATTGATTCAGGTGATGCATACAGCATTAATATTATTATAGATCAAGAATATTTTAATATTGAAGGTGGAACTATACCCGTTGCTGGTTACAAGCCAAGAGCAATAGTTAAATCTTCAGATGTTCCATATATATCTCAAGAAGATAAATTAATAGTAAATGCAATTACTACAAACAAGGGCAATGTTTTAAAGCCTGAAACCACATTTTTAATAAAAACAGTTGAGCCTGATAATACAGGCTTAGTTTCATTAGTATTAGAGGAGCAATAATGTCTCAATACAGAATGGAAACAGAAGAAGACATGTCAGCATACTTTGATATAAATTTTGGTCATGGCGTTAGTGCTGTATTTACACATAGCGGGACTGCAACAACTATAAATATTATTTTAAATAATGAGTACGTTGAACAAGATGAGGGTATTGGTGTTGAAGCATTAAAACCTATTGCATATTGCAAAACAATTGATATATCTAATGTTGTATTTGGTGATACTTTAAATGTATCTGCTATAAAAGATGTTGATGGTAATACATTAAAAGCAGCTCAAAACTATACAATTGTAAATATACAAAAAGATAGAACAGGTTTTTCTGCTCTAATGTTAGAAGAAATATAATAATGGCCAATCACATAAGACAACAAATAAGAGAGCAATTTGGTACAACGCTAAATAATTTAACAACCACGGGAACCAGAGTACATGAATCGAGGGTGTACCCGCTTGAAACATTGCCAGCTTTAGTTATATATACTAAATCAGAAACCTCTGAGCCAATTGTTATAGGAACCGATAGGGTTATGAGCAGAGAATTATTTGTAGTTGTAGAAGGATATGTTAAAGCAACTAGTAATTTTGATGATACAATTGATACAATAAGCAAAGAAGTTGAAGAAGCTATTGCTGCCGATAGAACTCTAGGCGGATTAGCTAAAGATTGTTACCTAGAAAGTACAGAAATAGAATTTAACGCGGAAGGGGAAAAACCTTTAGGGTATGTCTCTCTTACATTTTTAACCAACTACTATGTCAAGGAAACCAATCCTGATGTAGCGGTATAACAGGAGAATAATTATGAAAATGATTAGTCCAAATGGTAAAGTTTCTATAGATGCTCACCCTACGAAGGTTGAATATTTAAAAGAAAAGGGTTGGAAAGAAGAAGCAGCCCAAACAATAAAATCTTCTTCAAAAAAAATAACTAAAAACGAGGAATAAAAAATGGCAACACACAAAGGAAGTGAAGGGACGGTCCATGTTGGAAGCAATGCTATTGCTGAAATTAGGTCGTATTCATTAGATGAAACCGCCGATACTGTTGAAGATACTACAATGGGTGATGCTGCTAGAACATATTTAGCATCATTAACTACATTTAGCGGATCAATAGATGTTTTTTGGGATGAAACTGATACAGATGGTCAAGTAGCATTAGCTGTTGGATCAAGCGTAACACTAAAGTTTTACCCTGAAGGCGCAACGTCGGGCGATACTTATTACAGTGGTACAGCATTAGTAACCGGCAAAAACATTTCAGCATCTTTTGATGGAATGATAGAAGCTAGCATCTCAGTTCAAGGAACTGGCGCTATTACTACAGCAACAGTATAACCATGAAAGCTATAGAGAGAGCTAAAGCGCATTTTGCAGAGCAAGATGTAAAGGTAATCGAAGTTGCTGAATGGGGTGAGGATGATAAGCCCTTAAAAATTTACAGCAAGCCATTAACGTTAGCTGAAACTTCTAAACTTTATAAAATGAGTAAAGAAGATGATTTAACGATGATGGCTTATGTATTAATTTACAAAGCACTTGATGAAAATGGAGACAAATTATTTGATTTAAGCGATAAAAACGCTTTTTTAAATAACGTAGATCGTGAAGTATTGGTTAACGTTGCAACACAAATTATGGGACAAGAATCTATTGAGGACACGAAAAAAAACTAACAGAGGATGCTAATTTATATGTGCAATATGCACTAGCTGAAAAACTTGGAAAAACCTTAGAGGAACTCCAAGAAATTAGTGTCCAAGAATATCAAGGATGGATAGCTTACTTAGAGTTAGCTGAAGAGAAAAGAAAAAATGGCAAGTAAAAAAGTACAATTTACATTAACAGCAGTAGATAAGACTAAAGCAGCTTTTGATAAAGTTACTAAAGGTCTTAAAAGTGTTGGCAGTGCAGCAGGTGGTGCTAGCAAAGGTATTGCTGTTGTGGGCTTGGCTGCCGTTGCTGCTGCTGGAGCTTTAGGAATACTTGTAAACAAGTCTTTTGAATTTATTGATGCTATTGGTAAGACCGCCACTAGAACAGGTATAGCAACTGATACTATACAGGCCTTTTATTTAGCAGCTAGGGAATCAGGCACTAATATTGATGGTGCTAATAAAGCTCTTGAAAAATTTGCAAGAGGTATTGGAGATGCACAAAGAGGTCTAAAGACCATGAAGGATATCTTTAAAGCTCTTGGCGTTGAGCTTGAAACTACAGATGGTCATTTTAAATCAACAGATCAGTTGTTAGAAGAAGTAGCGATTGGTATTAGCGGTCTTGGAAGTCAAACGCAAAAAGCAACAGCTTTAGCCAATCTATTTGGCAGACAAGGTATTTTACTTACTGGTGCACTTGAAGATTTAGCTGAAAAAGGTTTAGATAATTTTATTGAAAGAGCAGAGAGATTAGGTTTAATTCTTTCCACTAAAACAATAAGGCGTGTTGAGCAATTTAATGATGCTATTGGTGTTATAAAAATGCAAATTGGCTCTTTTGTTAATAATGTTTCTGCTAGCTTCTTACCAATTTTTGAAACAATGCAGGTTGTAATAGCCGAAAAAATTGAAAAAATAATTAAGAAATTTAAGGGTATGGATGGCGTAGCTGT